CGTCCATTTCCTGTCCGGACATTTTTATACTTTCACTATCATTACGAAAAATCACGTCAAAAGCTATTATACAGTAAAATGAGACGTTTGTTCTACACGCTATTTTATCTAAAGTAGTGAAATCAAATGTTTCAATATCCAATGAACGTTTTATAATTCGAGGAGAACCGTATGGAAATTTTACCTCCTCATTTAATTCTAATTTCCTATTTTCTGAAGACATATCTAGGGATGGCCATATACGATTTCTTGCTCTAAATTCTGCTGCATAATCTACACACTTCATCGCCATATCCTTTTCAGCAAAACATACAAAACGAGATTTCGATTTAGGATCCACGAGACTTAGATATGTACCGTTATAATTTAATTTAATGAAGTGGAAATCCATGTTGTAATATATTAATAAAAAAAATATCGAAAGAAATCAGATGCGTAGATCATATATATTACCGATCATCGTTTTACTCGTGTTAATCTTATATCGTATTTATGTAAGTGATGACGAAACGGTGACCTACATGGGTAATTTCAATGAAACGTGTAGAGCTGGTACACGTTTACGAGCATTCAAAAAGGTTATAGGATCAACATGGGACTATCGAGGTATAGCCAAGTTATTTGATTCTGTAAATTTGGAAACACCGTTTGGTGAATCGGTAGATTACATCTCTGTGAAAACAACTTCAAAGGAGCATTTCAAAGAGCATTATCTACATACAAATACACCGTGTATAATCCAAGATGTACCAAATGAATGGAGTGCAATGAAAAATTGGTCATTCGAAAGTTTCAAAGAGCGTTTCGGAAAGTGCAAGTTTAATGTGACTGGAAACAATAGACTTAAATACGATTATTATTACCATTACATACATTCACCAAAGCATAGACAAGATGATGAACCGATATTTATATTTGATAGCACATTTGCAGATAAAGGTAAAAAAATGAGAGAACTTCTGAATGAATACACAATACCCGAATGGTTCGATGAAGATCTATTTGAATGTTTATCCGATGAAGAACGACCAAACTTTAGATGGCTGTTACTGAGTACAAGAAGAGCTGGTACATCACTCCATGTAGACCCAGTGTGTACGAGCGCATGGAATACCATGATACAGGGAAAGAAACGATGGATATTATTTCCACCCAAAACTTTTAAATCTGAGGATGACTTCGATTCGGTTATACGAGGCGCTGAATGGTTTCTGAAAGAATACCCTAAATACAAACACTTACCACATAAGGATATCATACAACTTCCAGGTGAAACCGTCTTTTTACCGAGTGATTGGTGGCACATAACTGTAAACTTTGAGGATTCTATCGCTGTGACACAAAATGTTCTCACACGCAATAATTTCGATAAAGCCAGGGAGCAAGTCTATGATGCATTACCTAAAGTGTACTTGAAATGGATACGAATTTTAAACGAGAATCCTGAGAAATATTGTGGTAAAGTAGAAGAAACAAGAACACTTGATTCGATTGATTATTCTTCCGAATTCAATGAGAGTGAAAGTGACTGCGAATAAAACCGTTGCTCATTATAGATGAACTTCCCAAAGACCCCTGGTCAATGTAGATACATGCTCGCCCTTAGGTCACCTAAACCTATTATAATAGGAACCGGGCCAGCGGGATCTGGGAAGACGATGCTCGCGTGTCAAATTGCCCTCGAACACGTGACCAAGTATCAACGCCCCAAAATTGTTCTGACTCGACCAATCGTAGCAGCGGATGAGGATATGGGATATCTACCCGGAGACATGGACCAGAAGATGGAACCATGGACAAAACCAATGTTTGATATTTTTGAACAGTATTTCTCATACAATCAGATTGATCGATTTGTCAAAATAGAGCCACTCGGGTACATGAGGGGTCGAACATTCACTGATACACTTATCATCGCCGACGAGATGCAGAACGCTACCCCTAATCAAATGAAGATGCTCCTCACAAGAGTCGGTGAGGGGACTAAACTCATCGTGACTGGTGATCTCGAACAGTCGGATCTTGGTCAAGAAAATGGTCTCGAAGATCTCATATATAAGATGCAGTGTCATGATCTTACGTACATTACACATGTCATGATGGAGGATGAGGATATCGTTCGTCACCCAGCGGTTAAAGAAGTGCTCGGTATTCTATCAAAATGACAAAGGTCATCATCGCACTACCCGGTCGAACGTATTCAGGAAGGTTCATGATGAATCTCATCAATACAATCATGACAATGAAATCTCGGGGATATGAGATTATAATGACCAATGAATATTCGAGTTATGTCACATTTTCACGAATGAAAACACTTGGTCTCGATGTTCTTAGAGGTGCTCACCAAACTCCATTCGGTGGGAAGGTAGATTACGATGTATGGCTTACTATCGATTCAGATATCATGTTTACACCTGACCAGGTTATTGAACTCGTAGATGACACAGAGAAATATCCAGTTGTTTCTGGACTCTATCGAATGGAAGATCTCACACATTATGCATGTGTTAAACAATGGGACACAGACTACTTCAAGAAAACTGGAACATTTGAATTCATGAAAGTTGAAGATTTTGAGTCTACCCCCAAATTCATTCCAGTCGCTTATAATGGAATGGGGTTCTTTGCATGTCGTAAGGGTGTCATCGAAAAGTTGAAGTATCCATACTTTAGCTACCCTCTCATAGAGATTGAAGCTGAAGATGGGACTATCATCAGAGATACATGCTCCGAAGATGTAGCGTTTTGTAAAAATATTACGGACGCCGGATTTGAGGTAATCGTGAATACGACCCTCCGTGTTGGTCATGAGAAAACTCTCGTAATTTGAGAGTTTCAACGTCATTATGTAACCTTTTTAGATGTGCGTCAATTAATTCGATCCTGTCTAATACGAATTTCTTTTCCGATTCGTATTCTTCAAAATCCCTTTTTCGCTTCTCATACCACTCTTTGATATCTTCCACAGCGAATTCAATATCGGCACATTTATCAGCGAGTTTGTAATCAATTGGTAATTTACTGAGACTGTAGGCTATATCATCCGCCTTAGCTTCCAGACCCTGATACACATCCTTCAATTCCGCATGTTCTTCCATAGCATTCATGAAGATTTAAAATGACTTAGGTTCTTATCTTTCAACATTTTGAAGACTCGTTTATTATTTTCAACATGACTCCCCTCTCCATTATTTTGAAATAATGCATCTTCTCCCATACCATATGAATATTGACGAATCATACCTATATTCATAGATTGATCACAAATACTCTTTTTAGATATACCCATTTTGGAAAGTAGATTGCTGATGATTATATCGTCATTATATGTGAGCTCGTAAAAGTCTAAAAATGTATCCTTGATATCTCTCAACCATTTCATATCAAGAATAACTCCACCGTAACTTTCCGTAACATCGATGCATTGTTTATCATAACGCCCCACTTGACCATTATTTCTTATATATTCATCTACACGAAACCCCGATAGACACCAACAACTGTTGTCATTCTTATACAGTTCCACTAATTTACTCGTTAGATTACTCGGGTATTTTGTATCATCATTGACAACGATGACGACATCCGCATCACATTTATCCGAATTAGCTGGACCCATATACATAGTACCTGGCCCGTAATCTACACACCTATTGATAACAACCTTTGAACACAAAGAGAAATCTGGAAGTATAACCTCTGTATCTGGAAATCTGTTATACGTGTAAGGGATGTTTACCCATATTTCATCCACATCTTGGTGTTTCTCTAAATCATAAACAATTGCGGGTAACGTCTTAAATCGAGACGGTATACTTGTTAAACTTATAATCCTTTTCATATAGTTTTATTTATTGTTTTACCCTTTATATACTTAAAAGAGACTTTACCCGTTTAGGTAATAATGTGGTGGCCATTAATGCAACCAACCATCACTGAGAGTGACAAAAGGGCTCTCGTCGATTTCATATATTCCACTGATAAGTATACATGTGGTAACAAAGTAAAAGAATTCGAAGATGACTGGAGTGAGTGGCTAGGATCTAAATTTTCCCTATACGTGACATCTGGTAGCACTGCGAATCTTTTACTCATGGCTTCTGTCAAAGAATTATATGAAATTCCCGATGGTTCTAAAGTTCTTGTACCTGCATGTACATGGGTCACAAATGTTTCTCCGGTGTTTCAGGTTGGTCTAGAACCTATATTTTGTGATATAGATTTGGAAAGATATAGCTTTGATACCGATGCTCTCCCCGACGAAGATATTAAAGTTGTATTCGCTACTCATCTTTTAGGATTAAATTCACCTATAGAAGAACTTAAGAAGAAATATCCAAATGCAATTTTTATTGAGGATATATGTGAATCGCATGGGGTGAGGGGTCCAGATGGAAATAAGCGTGGTAGTACAGGTGTAGGTAGTACATTCAGTTTTTACTATGGACACCATATGACCACTATTGAAGGTGGTATGATTTCTACTGATAATGAATTACTGTATGAACTTATGAAAATTAAAAGAAGTCACGGAATGGCCCGTCTTCTATCACCAAAGTTTTATGATGAAGCTATTCAAAATAATCCTAATATCGATCCGAGTTTCCTTTTTCTCACGGATGGGTATAACTTTAGAAATACCGAATTGAATGCAGTCCTCGGCATCGAGCAGTTGAAGAGACTTGATAGTCATATAGACATTCGTCGAAAAAATTTTGACTCTTTCATAAAACGTCTAAACCCCGAACATTTTTACATCCCATACAATGACCCCGGAAATAGTAGTTTTGTTCTCCCCTTCGTATGTAAAGACCCCGGAAATGTCACCAAACTTAAGTCTATTTTTAACGATCTCGGTATAGAATACAGACCAATAGTTGCGGGAAATTTACTATTACATCCATTCCTAAAAAAATGGAAAGATACTGTGAAGGTTCCAAACGCAGAAATTTTAAACAATAATGGTGTATACATAGGTAATAACCAGTTTATTAGTGAAGAAATGATCGATACCATGTTTAAACATATTCATTGTTTAGAGTAACAAACAATTAAAGGGTATGATAGTGTGTTATGTAAATGAAAACTGCGATAATAACCGGTGCATCTGGGCAAGATGGGAGTTATTTATGCGAATTCCTCGAAGAAAAAGGATATCGAGTTGTAAAGTTTAGAGGGGATGTAACTAATTACAATGAAATATATGAAACAATTAAACATTACAATCCCGATGAAATATATAACCTAGCCGCAAAAATTCATTATGATTCACCCACTAAAACGTTCAATGTGAATACCATGGGTATTCTTAATATAATAGAAGCTGTAAAAGGTGTTGGTACACGGTCAAGATGTAAAATTTTTCAAGCTTCAAGTTCGGAGATTTTTGCAAACACTAAATCAACGTGGTCTACTCCACAAACGATACATACGATGCGTGGACCTCGAGGTATATATGGGATTTCGAAAGAGAGTGCAGATTCTTTAGTCAAACATTATAGGGAAAATGAGGGAATATTTGTATGTTCAGGTATTTTGTATAATCACGAATCGCCAAGAAGACCTGGTATATATGTGACACAAAAGATTATACAGGGTTTACAGTCTGGTGAATGTTTTCAAATCGGAAATCTCGAATCTAGACGAGACTGGGGTCACGCAAAAGATTATGTAAAAGCCATGTGGTTGATGTTACAACAACAATGGGCAATGGATTTCATTATCGCATCTGGTAAACCGTATTCTGTGCGAGAATTTATTGAAATCGCAGTGAAAAAAATGAACAAAACGATTGAATGGTCGGAAGAAGGTGTAAATGAAGTTGGTGTAATAGATGGTAAAACTGTGGTGAAAGTTTCAGATGAATTTTACCAACCAAATAATAACATATTACTCGTAGGTGATAGTGACCCTATCGAAAAGCTTGGGTGGACTAGAGAGTATGATATCGAGAGTCTAATTGAAGAGATGTTATCCCCGCCGATAGAGAAATAGTGGGTTTCCAGTAGTTAAGAATAAACGAACTTGGTTGATTTTTTCGGTCATGTGTAGTTACTTTTATATCGGTGACACGAATATCGTCACATATAAATTTAGCAACATCTTTTATTTTTTTCCATTCAAAACTCGTAACATCTACATATTTATTGCTCTTAAGAATTTCGTTGTAGTTTTTCATTATGGTAATCAGACATTTAGCACAATCATCTGTGTGTAAAAATTGTCTTTCTTCTTCACCAGTTGTCATCAAATCGATGTAACCATTCCTTTTCCATTTATGTATCATGTCTGTAATAACATGGGACCGTTCAGAAAATGGTTCTGGCCCGTATACATTCCAAAAACGAACAGAAAGACCACCTAATTTAGATGTATACTGTTCACCAACATGCTTAAGTGTACCGTATATACTTTCCATATTATACATTGTACTCGAAGTAAAGATGAACTTTTTGTTTTCTAACAAGTTGAATGTATTGAACATTATCATGATATTTCGATTTATAAAGTTGAAGTTTACGTCTGATATATATTTGGCTCCACCAACATCATAGGCGAGAAAAAAGATGAAATCAACCTTATCAATCACATGTTTCAATTTTTGAATATTCACGATGTTACTTAAATCATGATCAACCGATAAAGATATGTCCCAATGAATAACTGTGTACCCATTCCTCTTCAGTTCATTACATAAAGACGTACCCACTAATCCCTCCGATCCCAATACGAGAACATTCATTTACTGAATTAAAGATGATGCTCTTTAAATCGATATGAGTTCAATGATAACTGAACCGGATTGGAAAGGTAAAAAGTCAAATCCTAATGGTCAGGTTATCATCGGTGATAATACAGAGATGAAAGAATATGTGGTCATAAATAAACCAACTGAAAGTTACACGAGAATAGGTAACAACTGTTATATCATGAGCCAGGTATTCATAGGACATGATTGTGATATAGGTGACAATGTACAGTTAAACCCGGGGTGTAGCATCGCTGGATTTGTAACTATAGGTGACAACACTCATGTGGGTATGAATGCATCCATACACCAGCGATCTGTGATAGGTAAATACTGTGTGATAGGTGCGGGAAGCTTTTTCAAAGGTGAATCACCCGACGGTATCGTATGGGGTGGAGTTCCTTCGATTCCCATAAAAGTCAATACAATTGGGGTAGAGAGATCTTTATTATCCGATAGTGATAAAAAATTACTTCTCGAAGTTGGTGAACAATTCATTAACAGTTTCAAGTGTTCTCGCAATATCTAATGGGTACCCCAGAGAATTTTTTGAAAAAAATAATTGGATATTAGATACGATGGCATCTTTAGATTCGATACGACCCAGGTTTTCTATGTGATCGGGATCTTCCGAAAACCATCTATATACATCATCTGCACAATACACACTGATGTTCCGTGTTTTTATAGATGAAGAATTACTCACTTCTATGTTAAATGTTAAGCCATTTTTACTGAAACCATTTATCAACACAGACATATCATTTGCATACGTTACATGTATCTTTTCTAAAATATCTTTCGATTTAATTAACAGGAATGTTAAGATAGATATAGGATGAATAGCTAAATCTGTTACTATGTTTACATCCTTGGGAATCATTGACCCATCGTTCATCCATTTCATTTCAATATGTTTTATGTCACTCACACTCCCCAATCGTTTTATAGCCTCGTGTTGAAGCCATGTAAAATCACAATATAGGAAAACATCATCCGGTTTCTTGGAAAATATATCGAGTGTATCATCTAGTGTGTTACATATGGGTTTCTCCACCCAAATATTTTTAACACCTTTTTGGAAAAGTTCCAATAGAACACTNTGGTGTGTACTCGCAGGTGTTGTTACAAACCAATATCCATCTACATTCTCTACATCGGATATATTCTTGAATTCACTGGTTGGATTAAATGGGTCAATGGTAATAAGTTCATCGACAGGAAATTCTTTCAACTTACTTTGAATAATCTTACCAAAATACCCTAAACCTACTATAACACACTTCATTATTAAAGACATGCAACTTATCTTTAATAATGAAAGTACCATTTAATGACTTGAAAAGAATCCATGATCCACTCAGAAACGAGTTTCATCAAGCTCTCGACACAATTTTAGATTCTAGTGGCTTTGTTGGGGATACAATGTTTGCCAAGAACTTTAAGGAATATACCAAATCTCCGTATTGTATCACGTGTAACAGTGGTACCGATGCATTATATCTGGCAATCAAGGCTCTTGAGCTTGAAGATAATTCGAAGATCATGGTTCCCGCAGTTTCTTACGCGGCTACAGCTATGGCAGTTGTGAATGCTGGGCATGTACCGGTGTTTGTAGATGTAAACCCTAAAACAGGATTAATTGATTTCATTGACACTCAAATAGACGATGACATTAAATGTATAATCATCGTTCATTTATTTGGACAGTGTGCCCACGTCCCAAGAGATGTTGAAATTCCAATCATAGAGGATTGTGCACAAGCACATGGATCAATTAGAAATGGCCGTCATGTCGGAACGATTGGTGACATTGGTTGCTTTTCCTTTTACCCGGGTAAAAACTTAGGAGCGCTCGGTGATGGTGGTGCGTGTATAACAAAATCACTCACACTCGCCACTAAAATGAAGCAGTACGCGAGTCTGGGTGCTCCAGCACATAACCGATATGAACATCAGACAGATGGTGTAAATAGCCGTATGGATGGAATGCAGGGATTGTTCCTATCAACAAAATTAAAGCACCTCGATGAATGGACAAATGAAAGAATCAATGTTGCGACAAAATATAACGAGGCGCATACATTTCCTACGAGAAGTTCTATAGGTAAAGATGTTTATCATGTTTTTTACACGCTACAGGAAAACAGGGACTCTTACATCGAACATATGAAGAAAAATGGAATACAAACGGGTATCCATTATCCCATTTCATTACCAGAATTAGAATGCTTCAGAGAGTTTCATGTCGAATGTAAACATGCGAAAGAGTTTTGTTCTAAATGTGTGAGTTTACCTATGTTTCCGTACATGACGGACGATGAAATAACAGCTACATTAGAGAGTCATAAAAGTTTTCCCCATCTGGAACAATAAATGTTCCGTCAGAGTTCCATCTATTATCTTGTTTGTCTACAGACTTTATATGCCACACAGCTATAGATGGATCCGCTTGAAGCATAACCTTCTTATCTGTACCTATAACACTCTCATGTAACGCATTCCCATACTTGATGGTACCAGGATCATTTTTGAAAACTCTGCATATATAGTCCGGCCAATTTATCCAATCGAATTCATTAACCTTAAATTTACATTTATCCAACCACTCCTGTGTAAACCCTGGATGTAAATTTATTCTTGGGATGAGTAACAGTTCGGCACCACTATCTTTTATAGCACCCTTCAAACCTTTCAATAGTTTTTCTTTCGGCATTTCATCTGGATCGATGATGAAAATGTAGTCACCAGTACATTTTGTAAGGTGGTAATTCCTGTGTTCTGCAAAGTTTCCATCAAAATCTCGTTCGGATACAGTGATATCTTTCTGGAAATAATTCAAAACATCCCTGACGGGTTTAGTAGCGTGGAGGGAATCTAGTAATACATTTATTTCATCTTCTTGATCCTTCACTTTCAAAAGAAAAGATATAAGTCCATACAAGTCTTTTGATTCGTTACACACGGTAATAGCGTATGATAGTTTCATGTACGTATAAAGACTGTAATGTTTTTAAGTATTATTAGTATGAAGCCAATTGCAGTGAATGTATATATTCTCATGATGTTCTTGGCCTACGTGATGCGTAGGGCAGGGACATTTTCAATGGAAGAAAAGGTTAAAATGATTGAATTTATAGGTTACATGGCACTCAATCCCAATAGAGTGGTAAATCCGAGCATAGCCAACCTACCATTCTTAAGCTCAGCCTCGGGGGTGAACGCACCAATCTTCTCGATGGTAAAATCTTCAGCAGTAAACACCGATGCGAGTGCCAGTGTGGTGACTACACCAGTCGCAGCCATCGCATACACTGGATCCTCAACCTGTTGAAAGATATTGTCGCCGGTCATCACCCAGTTCATAGAACCCCAAAGGAAACCCTGCATAGCAGCGCGACCATTGAGAACCTCAGCGAAGCGATATTCTGGGACTGGTACAGGCTTCTCCTCGTACTCGATTACGATATCCTGAACGGGCTCAGGAGAGGAACGCGCAATTGGTGTGGTACGTGTACGACGCTTAGTGGTTAACTTAGGTTGACAGACCGGCTTGATCGACGAACAAATGAGGGTGCTCATTACTGAATTATACATGTCATCAATCTTTAATGTCTTTTAACAAGATCTTGTTCAATAAATAAACTTGAACCAAAAGACCGATTGTTGTGTACATCGTTGTTGTGTTAATTCCATACTTCCTAGCTTGATACGTAAGCCATAACATACTCGCTATGATACCCAATACTATTCGTTTCTTTGATTTTTTAGTAAGTTCATCAGAATTTTGTATATCAGAATACATCTGAATAAAACCTATACCAAACGCAGCAGTTGCGATAATATCATTAAATTCCATTCTGTGTTATAATATATAGATATTATATAATGGATGCCATTTTACAAAAGTTTGCTGGAAAGATTGATGCACAGAGCGTCGTAAAGACCGTCGAGGAGATTCGTGTTGAGTACATTGACGACGGTCTCACTAAAGAGGATATCCCCCCTATCCTAGGAAGGTTGATGATGGAAAGTGTAAAGTTCAAGAAATTGCCTGGTCCCCAGAAGAAGAAGTTGGTCATCGCCGTTCTTAACCACCTGATTGAACAAATTGATGAAGGTGAGAAGGACAGTGAATTTGAGGTTGTTCTTAAGAGCATTGTTCCTCCCATGGTTGACAGTTTTGCTGTGATGCTCAAGGCTAAGAATGCTGTATCCAATTGTCTCCCATGCCTAAAGTAATATAAAAGAGCGAGTCGATATTCAAATACATGAGATTTCCATCTCTCAGTGTTATGATCCAGTACGGATTATATACAGTAAAGGAACTCGAACGATTTGCACAAGGTCTCGTATCAAAAAAGCAAATTAAAGTCCTAAGTGAGTGTAATACTTGTGATTTTGTATACGACGGAGCAACCTGTTTGAATTGCCAAGTATGAAGTATTGTACGGTGATAGGCTCCATGTCTAGAGGGCCTTCCATAGAAAGTACGAATCACATGTGTGCAGAGCGACAACTCATCCGACGATTATATAGGGAATGTATAAGAAAGGGACATAAACCTCATCATTTCTCTGATTGGGTACACAGAAAATATGGTCATTTGATAATAGGTCGAAAAACTGTGTACGGTGACGGTATATCATTACCATGTGTCTTGTGTAGAAAGACGATGGAAAGGTATGATATATGTTGGGTCGCACACGACGGTGAACAGTGGATTCATAGTAAAAAAACTGAAAATTTACCACCTTCAATACCAACGGCTAAACAAAAAAGAAACTTAGGATTTGGGAGTAATGATAAGTCCTAGCGCAGACTCTAAATTGTTATGATTTCTTTTTAGAGGTTTAGTCCTTTTTAGCTTTAGTGAATTGTTATTAGAATTAGCATTCTTTATTTCATCCATTTTCTTTGTGTTTGAAACAAAGGGTATCAAATTATCCGTATACGGTTTTGTATCAATTTTAGTTTCAGGTTTGTTAGTGTCTCGTGTACTATTTTCCCTGAACTGTTCTATGGATAAATCTCCTCCAAAAACAGTGAGTTTATATCTGTACGGTGCCGGTTTTACAGTTCCAAGGTGATTATACATTTTGCGTCGCATCATAG